GATACTTGAATTTAATACAGCCTGCATAGTAACTAGATCATCATCTTTAACTTTGCCTAACGCATTCCATATTGCTTGTCCTAAACCTTGATTAGTTGCTTTCGTATTATCAGTTTCCTCAGCAGTTACTCCATCTGGGAAACTTGTTAACCCACTTGTACCTAATTCGTTTACTTTGATATTTACTAAACTGCTTGGGTTATTTAACGTTATAGCGTTTGTTAGCCCTGCTGTATTAATGCCTTCTGCAGTTAAATATTTGTCTAATACTGGAAGTCCACCGCCCTGTTGAAAATAGATTTTAACAAAGCTCATTGGATTACCTAAGTTTCTTAAATCGTTGTAATCAAGTAAGTTACCGGAGTTCAATAAATCACTGGCCAGAGTTGGCAATGCTAAACTTGTATCTGTTAGTGCACCTGTTATTAAATTATTAATATCAGTATTCATCTCAAATGTAGAATCAGCATTTAACGCACTTGTAATAAATTCATTTGATGATGTAGCAAATGCAGATGCCATAGATAAGTGCTGTGCAAAAACACCAACGTCTGCTCCTAGTAGGCTGTTTGCGTGTGCTGTTAATTTTGTAGTTAATGCACCTGCTCCTACTGTTGCATGATCTGCTGGCAGTACAATATTTGTTAGCCCAGGAAATACTCCGTCGCCTAAACTTTGTAAGTTAGTTAGTGTTGAACCAGTAACTTTGTCCGAGTTATCATGACAGTACGTAATAGTACCAATTGCTGTGATATCAGTGTATGAAGTAATCTTTGTTGTAAGTTCTGTGGCAATGCCTATGCCACTGTTTTGAAGCAACCCAGCCCCTGCATTCATCTGCATTGGTGTTAGAAAGCCTGCCATATTATCTACCTATGAATACGTTGGGTGAGCCTTGGGCTCTTGAATGGCCACATGTGTCAGTGTCGCCTCTTAATATAATTGGTTTACCTTCAGCAAATACTGTTGAAGAGCCACCTGTTGTTACTGCAGAACAATGTGCATCACAACCTTTTGAACCGCAACATGGATGAGGAGTTACCGACGACCCTGGTGGTACTACACCTCTGCCGTTGACTAACACTGTGGCCGCTCCCTGCGTTGCTATACCACCTGCGTTATTTGCATCACCTCTTCTTACTACTGCTGGCATTTATTTTATCCGGTTATAATTTTTTTCTCAGGTACTTCAATACCTGTAGTTGCTTTCTTGTAACTTGCTTTAACTGATTCGTTAGCTACAAATATCATTGCTATTGCACTTGTATTTATCTGGACGTCAGCGTCCAATTCCATAGTAAACGCACTAGGAACCATTTGCATTTTGCCTTCGTTGTTTGGCATGATTGTTGTTGGTTTAGAAATAATGTAGTGATCGTCTTCAACTTCTAATACTTCAGCTACTACTTCTTCGCCAGTAACTAATTTGAATGTGTAGATTTCTTTTGCTTCTAATTTCATAATTTTTCCTTTAATTCTTCTTCTGTTAATTTAACTAATGCACTATATCCACCTTCTACGAATAGGTCATCATCCTTGTATATTTGAGGTACAGATCTATGGCCTTCCCCAATCATAAACTCTCTTGCTTCTGAATCAGCTTCGATATCGACAACTTCAAACTCTATACTTTTTGCTTGCAAAAATGCTTTAGCACTATCGCAATGCGGGCAGTTTGATTTTGAGTAGATTTTTAACATATATTTTCTTCTCCTGTGTTTAGATCTATAAATATAGTTATGACACTATTCAATGACCTAAAAAATAAATTATCGATCGCTAATTATAACAGAGTTCGTATAGCACAAGCAACCATTTATTTGCTCGTTATTACCACTTTGATTATAAATTTTAATCTTGGTCTATTAATTGTAGGACTTGTACTAGGTTATATATTGTTTACTTTAGGTGTTAGTGTAAGCCTGCACAAGTGGATATCACACCGTGCCTTAGACCCACGTAATCGTCTTGTAAAGCATTTATTATTGTTACTGGGTACAATGACTACCTTAGGAACACCTATAGAATTTGCGGCAGGTCATAGAACACATCACAAGCATTCAGACACTGAGCAAGACCCATTCGCACTAACTAATAGCTGGTTACATAATATTAAACTATGGTTCTTATGGATGGAAACTGATAAAATTAACCCACGTGTTGTTATTGATCTAGTTAAGGATCGAGAGATTAAATTCTATCATAATAACTATTGGAAAATATGGTCTGTTTATCCTATAATACTGTTTATGGTTGATCCTGCTTTGGTTGTTTACTTATTTGCTATTCCTGTAGTATATTGTTTGTTAGGTATGAGTTGGGTAACAGTTATAGCACACAGCAAAACACTACAACGTTGGTTTAAAGGTACTAAGCCACATAATGAAAACGATCTTAGTTGGGATAGTGTATTATTTACTTGGCTATTTGCCGGAGAAGGATATCACGAAACACACCATGCTTACCCAGGTGAAAGAAACTATGGTAAGAGAAATAAAAAGTTTGATTTAAGTGGCGAAATTGCTGACTTATTATCTAAGCGTGTATCTTCTGCTGATAGTCATCTTTAACATTTTTACCTGCTAACTTAATAAACCACCAACCAAGATCCCAATCCTTTGCAGTAAACTTATTCTTAGCCGCGGCTGGCTGTGTGTGGTGATTATTATGATTGCCGTCTCCAGGCACAAATACTGATGCTATCTTTGAGTTAAATGTTAAGTCTGTACTAGGAAAGTTTGTATACCCTATCCACTTATAAAGATACTTGTTGTGAGCCAGAACTGTAATATAACTAATAGCCTGGAACCCATATATAATTGGCAGGAAATAAAAATATGTTGCCACCTTAGGGCTTATTAAAAACAATACTAAAAATACTCCAAGGTTTAACTTAAAGTAGTTATTGTGGAACCACTTATGATCTTTATCAATGCTAAGGTCTTTTACTGTTCTTGGATTGATTTGATACGTTGGAAAATAGTAGAACCATAATCTTATTGAACGCCAGAAGCCACCACCGTTGATGTTAGGTGAATGTGGATCATCCGCCTGATCTGAATACTTATGATGCTTTCTATGTGTGCATGCCCATGATACATTACTACCTAAGCTCAATACAGTACTACACGATAACATTAAAATTTTATAGAATCTATTCTTAGGTTCAAATGACCTATGACTTGAATATTTGTGGAGCCCACAGCTAGCACCAACTAAAAATAGTATCCAACTGTATGCAAGTCCTGCTACAAGCCAGGCCCAATCAAAGTATAAGATTAGACCTGTAATTAAACCAATGTAGCCAAATGCTTGAAGCATTTTTACTCTTTTGTCTAACGGAAAAGTTCTGTAAAACCATTTCATATTATAGTGTAAATCCTTTGAATGTATCTTCGGTTACGTCTTGTTTAACTGCTCCAATAGTATAACTACTGATTTCAGTTTCTTGTGGTGCTACTTGTACTTCACTGCCTGATATCCACTTCTGTGTCCAAGGTAAAGGATTTGAACCACCTTGGTATGGTGAGTCTAAACCTAGCGAGGACATACGCTTGTTAGCTATCCATTGAACATATTGACACAATAGTGCTTCGTTAAGACCAATCATTGATCCATTTTGAAACAAGTATTTTGCCCAGGCTTCTTCTTGCTCGACTGCTGACTTAAACATTTCTACTACATCTGCTTCACATTCTTTTTTAATCTTAATATAGTCTTTGTCATCAGTTGGTAACATTTTTAATAAATGTTGCGAACTTGCTAAGTGAATATTTTCATCGCGAGCAATTAGTTTAATAATTTTAGCATTGCCTTCCATTTTCTTAAGTTCAGCAAACGCCCATGAACAAGCAAATGAAACATAAAAACGAATACCTTCCAATACGTTTACAGAGTTTAAGCACAACCATAAACGCTTTTTAAGCTCATATGTTGATACTTCTACTTTCTTGCCATTGACAGTATGAGTACCTACACCTAAATAATCGTGCATTGCTTGATACTCAATGAGGTCATCATAGTATCTTGAAATGTCGTCACCGCATGCACTAATTTCTTTGATATCCATTAGTTCATCAAATACTGATGTTGGATCTGAATAGATGTTTCTAATAATATGTGTGTATGAGCGTGAATGAATTGTTTCATTAAATGCCCATGTTTCGATCCATGTTTCAATTTCAGGAATCGTGGCTAACGGTAACAATGCTAGGTTAGGTGAACGACCTTGAACTGAATCAAGTACAATCTGTCTTTTTAAGTTGCTTGTAAAAATATGCTGTTCGTACGGTGTTAAGTCTTTAAAGTCCTTAGCATCACGTACGACATCTACTTCCTCTGGTCTCCAAAAGAAAC